TTACGTTGACCAGATAGCTACTACGGCATATGACTTTGCCAGTATGACGTTTGACAATGAAGGTTGGGATTCTATCTACCAAGAGTGGTAAAGAATGAAGACGTGTACAAAGTGTAAGGAAGAGAAGCCCCTCTCTGAGTATCATATCAGAAAGGACAGGGGTAATAAACCTGTGTCGCAGTGCAAGTCCTGTAGGAAATATAACAGGGGCATAGGGTACTTACAGGACAACGCTGACATTGTAGATGCAGCCTCAGATTACCTTAGGAGAATTTAATGCCTCTATCGGATATAGTAAACACTCCCGGTGAGGAGTCAGCAGCAGAGAAAGCCGAACAAAGTGGGCTGGGCAGCTGGGTAAAGTCCCTCATGGACACGTGGGAAGACGAAAGAGACACCAATTATGGCAAAAGATGGGCACAATATGAGAGATTATGGCGTGGCATCTGGTCTGCTAATGATGTTCAACGCAAATCAGAGCGTTCACAGCTAATATCACCAGCCTTATCACAGGCTATTGAGAGTTTAACAGCTGAAATAGAGGAAGCAGTCTTTGGGACTGGCAGATTCTTCGATGTTGACCCTGATGTGCGTGATGAAGACAAAGAAGCAATGCTCGTTCTACGTAACGGGCTGTACAACGACATGGAAACTGCTGATGTTAAGTCATCCATTTCCGAGATAGTGCTTAACGGAGCAATTTATGGAACAGGTATTGGTAAAATCATTGTTGACACCATTGAGAACAAGTATATTACTCCTAAGCCTGTCAATGGGTTGCCAGAAGTTGTCGAAGCAGACGCAACAGGCAACGAAGAAGTTGTCATACGACTGGTACCAGTGTCCCCCAAAGAGTTTGTAATCGAAGGTAGCTCTAAGAACCTTGTTGATGCACTCGGCATGGGTCATATTACCATTGTACCACTACATCTTATTAAGAAGCGCATACGTGATGGCATATATAACGATGTCGAGGTAGGCGCATACAATAGTGACGACGAAGTAGATGCTTCATTGACATCCACCAATGCAACGGGTGCCAAGATATATGAATACCATGGACTCGTACCACTACAAGAACTAACAGAAGAGATATTAGGTGAAGAGTTTGCTGAGATAGCAGACCCTGAGGTATTCGAGGACGAAGAAGACATGGTGGAAGCCATTGTCACACTCACAGAGTCCGGGGATGTCCTTAGAGCAATAGCTAATCCTAATCTATTACAAGATAGAAACTTCATTGCGTTCCAGTTCGACACAATCCCTAATAGATTCTGGGGTCGTGGTGTAGCTGAGAAAGGTTTCAACGCACAGATGGGACTTGATGCTGAGCTACGTGCTCGTCAAGATGGTATGGCACTTGCTATCCACCCAATGATGGCTGTTGATGCTAACGGGATGCCACGAGGCAGTGACCTCAAGGTGAGACCCGGCAAGACTATCTTAACTAATGGCGACCCTTCTACAATATTGAAGCCACTTAACTTTGGCAACCTAGGCACTGACACATTCACACAGTCAGCTGACCTCGAGCGTCAGGTAAGTAAAGCAACAGGCGCATTAGACGACCAAGCAATCAATGCTAGTGGCGCTAAGACTGGTGCTATGGGAATGGCTATTTCAGGTGCTATCAAGCGTTCTAAGAGGACACTTGCTAACGTTGAGAGAAACCTTATTACACCGATGGTGCACAAGTTCGCATGGAGATACATGCAGTTCGCACCTGACAAGTACCCGGCTGTAGCGAATCCTAAATTCTCTGTCAGTACCTCTCAAGGTATTATGGCTAAAGAGTGGGAAGTCACACAGCTAGGCAACATGTTAAAGACGGTCACCCCTGCCAGCCCAGCTTACTGGATGTTAATTAAAGGTGTGTTCCAGAATAGTTCTATCAAGAACCGTGAAGAGTTTGACCAGCTAATCAGTCAGCAACTAGAAGCAGCCATGAACCCTCAGCCGTCTCCGATGGAGATAGCACAGATGAAGGCTCAAGATGCTAAGTTGAAGATTGATATGGCACGTGCGAGAGCCGAGCTATTACGTATTGAACTTGAAGCACAGAAACTTGAAGTGAGTAACTTGAAGACTTACACCGAAGCCCAGCTGAATGTAGCTAAGGCAGAAGCAGAGGAAGCAGGTACCCAAATCAGTCAATACTCAGCCGTCCTATCTAGGATACAAACTGGCCTTGATGTGAACATGAAGAAGAAACAAGCAATGGATGCAGCTCAACAGCAGCAACAACAGGCTCAACAGCCCCCAGCTGCTCCACCCGTAATACAATAGAGGCTAATCAATGACACCCATTGACCCTAATACACAAGAATACTTTGATGACTACCTAGACCTATTTGCTCATAAAGGCTGGAAACGCTTTATGGAAGACCTAGTAACAAGTTTAGAGTCAGACCAGAAAACAGCAGCTCACCGTTGTGATACCACTGAGAAGTGGTTTGAAGAACGAGGATTGCAAGCTAAGACTATGAAGCTGATTACGTTTGAAACGATGATTCGTAATAACTATGACCAGCTCATTGCCGAAGCAACACAAGGTGACACCTCAGACGAGGAATAATCATCTTGAACATAACGCAGATAAGACGTTTGTCCCTGCAAAGCTATAACATTACCCCCATATAGGACAAAGTAATAATGCCTGATACACATGAGCAAGAGAACCTAACAGAAGCAGAAGTTGTGTCTTTACTACAAGACGTTTCCCCATCAAGTGCCCCTAGTCGCAAAGGCTATGCCGACTATGTCGCAGAAGCAGAAGCTGAGGCAGCCACCTCAACCGCTGACGTTGACACTGGTGTACAAGATGACAAGGCAACATCAAGTGGATTCAAGATGCCAGATAAGTTTACTGGCAAGAGTGCAGAAGAAATTGCTGCATCTTACGTAGAGCTTCAATCTGAATATGGTAGACGTAACACAGAGGTAGGTAGCCTCCGTAAACTTACTGACCAACTCTTAGAACTCAACACAACCTCACAAGCACCAGTAGAGGCTCCGAAGTCTACTACTGTCGATGACTTGTTAAACAATCCTGATGCTACTATTACATCAGCTGTTGAATCTAACCCACGACTAAAAGCAATCGAAGAGAAACTTCTGAGTGCTGACAGGGCAGTTGCTAAAGCAGCCTTTGAGTCCAAACATCCTGACTGGGAAACCAAGATGGGTACTGAGGACTTTGCATCGTGGGTTCTAGAGAGTCCAATGCGTCAACGTTTGTTCAAAGAAGCAAACAACAACTACGACTATGCCACAGGTGCTGAGCTACTTGACATCTACAACCTTGCGAAAGGAAATGTAGTGCAGGAAGCTAAGGTACAACGTGACACCCAAGCTCGTCAAGCTGCTAAAGGAGCAGTGACAGAGTCGGGTGGTAACACTACACCAAAGGCTAAGCCAAAGTTTAGACGTGAAGAACTGATTCAACTCAAGCTACGTAACCCTGCAAAGTATGAATCCATGAAAGCACAAATCATGGAAGCTTATGCAGACAAGCGTGTAATTTAGTACTGGGAAGGTATTAAAACTTTTATTATTAATGGAGAGCTATAATGGCTTTAGGAACAAACCACGTAACAACCGCTGATGCAGTCAACTTTATTCCAGAGTTGTGGTCAGACGACACTATCGTAGCATACAAAGCAAACCTTGTACTAGGTAATTTGGTATCTAAGATTTCTCACAATGGTCAGAAAGGTTCTGTGATTCACATCCCAGCTCCAACACGTGGCACTGCATCTGCGAAGACTGGTGAAAACCAAGTTACGCTGCAAGCTTCTGTTGAAGGCAAGATTGATATCACCATCGACCAACATTACGAATCCTCTCGTTTAATCGAAGACATCGTAACTGTCCAAGCATTGGATTCACTGCGTAGATTCTACACAGATGACGCTGGCTATGCTCTTGCTAAGCAAGTAGACTGGTCTCTGCACCTTCGTGGTACAGGCTTCCAAGGTGGTACTTACAACTCTGTTGCACTAGGTGGTAACCCTACTTATAACGCAGCTCTTGTTGGTGACGGTACTACTGCATGGGATACAACTGCTAACGCAAATGCTGGTAATGCAACTGACTTGACTGATGCTGGTATTCGTAATCTTATCCAATTACTGGATGATGCCGATGTACCTCAGGACAATCGCGTACTAGT